AACAACATTATCAACAACGACCATTAGTACCATTAACTAAAGACATGTTTGAATCAAATACAACAGATACATCTAATTTATCTATTCCATCTAGTCCTAATGTATCAAATTTACCAAATGTATCAAATTTACCAGTTGTACCATGCAATAGTCCCGATCCTCATTATACTCATTCAGAAATATATGATATTCCTATTAGCCAAATAAATTCATGTACTTCTCCTCGTACTTCTCCTCGTACTTCTCCTCGTACTTCTCCTCGTACTTCTCCTCGTAGTATAAATATATTAGAAAAAGCAATAGAAAAAGCAATAGAAAAAGCAATTAATTGACTAACTGAATAAAAATTATTATTTAAAGTAAAAAAATTATAAGATACTAAATTATAAATATTAAAACACATATGATACAAATTGATACTTTTGATAAAATAGTAATAGAATCAAATACTTTAGTATTGTCAGATATAGACGAAACAATTTTATTTTATGATAAAATCAATCAAAAATGGTGGAAAGATAAAATAGATTATTATATGAATAAAAATAAATGTGATAGTTCAAAAGCTACTATTTTTGCATTAGATGAATGGTTCGAGCATATTCAAAAAAATGTACCAAGACATACAGATAATATTGGCTTTAGAAATTTGTTAGAAAATATAAAACAAAAAAACTCAAAACTAATTTTTATTACGGCCAGACATCCAGATTTTAAACAAATAACGGAAGAACATTTTAATTATTTAGGATTAAATCCATCTGATTATAAGGTACATTATTTAGGAGGATATCCCAAAGGTCAATATATTAAAGAAAATATTAACACTAGTAATTATAATAATATTATATTTATTGATGATTTGGATAGAAATATAACGAGTGTCGAAAAAACTTTTCCAAATAATAATAAACTAATAACATATAAATTTATAATGAAAGATATGAATTAAATAAGATCAAACCACTATTTGATTTTGATTTGGATTTTGATTTTGATTTGGATTTTGATTTTGATTTTCTATAATTATAGAATCAACACTTAATTTTTGATCATTAGATGCTATATCTAATTTGGCTGATATATCTGATACTGGTATTAATGAAGATGATATATTATGTTGTTCATCTTTTAATTCTTCTATAATTTTTTTCAATGAATTTATTTCATCATTATTAATATTTTTAGAATCATCATTTTTATCAACATCTCTATTTAATTCAGGAATTGTATCTATATCTAATTTAGTTAGTAATATATTTAATTCTGAACTTTGTTTTTTATTTTCACCATAAGAGAATGATGAAAATTGTAACATTGCTAAACTAACAGTAGATACAGATCCTGCAACAAATCCTAGTGTTGGATTACTATAATAACCAGATGAAAAACTAATAATACCGCCGATAGCTACTAATATTTTAGACATTGTTTCAAATATTTGACCAGTTAATTTCCAACATTTTTTCCCTTTGATTGTATTTTTAACATCATTTATATACATTGGTTCGATAAATTCTTTTACAATATGTACTTTGATGTTTTCACTAACTTTAATATCAGCAATATGATTAATATTTTTTGATTTAGATTTTTTTGTAAATGGTAAAATTAATTCTGAATCATTTTTAGTTGTATTAATAGATGTCATTTTCTTATATTTATTATATAGTTTTATATAATAAATTTAAGAAAAAAACGATAAATTTTCTTTATAAAATCAGCAAAAAACAACCAAATCATTATAAAAAAATTGAATTTTTACAACTCAAATAATTATATTTGATATAACACGCATATCAATATGTCCAAGATATCGAGAAGAAACTCATTTTTTCTTTTGTCTACCATTGACTTGTCCGATTCTGAAGATTCTGTAGATTCTGTAGATTCTGTAGATTCTAATATTAGAGATTTTAATTTGGAAATTTCCAATAAATCCCAACTTAGTTCAATCAACCAGATAAACCAGATCAACCAGATTAACCAGAAAATAGATGAATCATTTATAATGGTTTCCAAAAAGAAATCAAAACCTAAACATGTAGCCAATGTAGCCAATGTAGCCAATGTAGCCAATGTAGCCAAATTACCTAAAGTAGCCAAAACGTATGTAGATTTGTCAATTGCCAATCAAGAAAGATGTTTTACCTGTTGTTTGTGTGATAGTAAAAAACATGGTATAAGAAGTTGTAGTAAATTTGATAAATTCAGAAAAAATATAACTAATAAAACATATTTTTCAAATGAGTTATATCAAAAGGATATTGATGGTTTTTGTTCAGCCGGAATTGTCCCATATTGTATTGATCATAGTGGTGAAAAGTTTATATTGATGTTAGTTGAAACCAGAAAAAATAAAACAGGATTAAATTTTATTGCTGGTGGTCGAGAAGGAATAACTAATCCACTTACAAAAATAACAACAATAGAACCACCATATGTAACTGCTATAAATGAATTCAAAGAAGAGTTAGGTGAAATATTAGAACCCAATAGTTTTAAACTCATAAAATCAGAAGTTGAAAATACAGAACCATCATTTGTATTTTGGTCAAGTAATCCAACAAAAATGGCATTGTTCGCCATAAAAGTTTCATATGATCTTTATAATAAATTAGTTTTAGTTGATAATATTTCAAGAAAGAAAACAGAAGCTCAAGATTTTAGATGGATAAAAGTTTCAGAATATCAGAAATATGATATTTCTAAAAATCTGTTTAAAGCCCAAACCGACAATCTTTATTATCATGATTTTGTCACAAAAATAGTTAAATCAATATTTGATACTATTCATGAAAAATAAAATTTATTTATCAAAATCAAACACAACCAAAACCCAAACCTTAATTTAATCATAATCAATTTAAACATTATGATATATTTATTTTTTTTTAAATATAAAATTTAGTGTATCTTTAATTTCAAATATTGAAACATATTTTGAATTATTTAGATCAGATTCTGAATCTAAGTCAGATTCTGACTCCGATTTAGAATTTGACTCCGATTTAGAATCAGTTTGAGAACTAGATATTTCCTTAATATCAAAAACAGAAATAGATACAAAATCTGAACCATTTAATGAAATAGGTGATTCTGGTTCAATAGCTCTTTGGTAGATTTCTTTATTAGGTTCATCATAATTTGGTTCATCATTATTTGGTCTGTTATCATTTTGTTCATCATCATTTGGTCTGTTATCATTTGGTTCATCATCATTTTGTTCATCATTTGGTCTGTTATCATTTGGTCTGTTATCATTTGGTTCATCATCAGATCCAGATTCAGAACCATTATCAGATCCAGATTCAGAACCATTATCAGATCCAGAACCATTATCAGATCCAGATTCAGAACCATTATCAGATCCAGAACCATCATCAGATCCAGAACCATCATCAGATCCAGAACCATTATCAGATCCAGAACCATCATCAGATCCAGAACCATCATCAGATCCAGAATCAGATCCAGAATCAAAAACAGAACTATTATTAGAATTAGATATATCTTGTGACTCATTTGAATCATCTTCTGAATTAGAAGAAATATCCATAAATAAGATATGACGAAAAAAAGTATCATTTAAATCTGAGTCTAACTCGGATAATTTACATGATGTAGTTTTTAAATTAGGAGTATTTTTATATTTAAAATGGATAAGTCTATCTGGAATAGTATTAGCAACTAAATATTCAATATTAGTATCAGAAATATTTAGTTTAGATATATTTTTATTAATTTTAAGGGTATTAGATAATGGATTGAATGAACAATTTAATTTAAGTGGTAATAAATTACGACTTAATGTTTCAAAATTATTATTTGAGCAGTTAAGATCTCTTATATTTTTTTTATTTGAAATTTTTAATACTTTTAAAAGATTATAGGAACAATTTAAATTTCTACAACTATAAATTATTAATTCTTCTAATAGATTATGTGAACAATTTAGATAACTAATTCGTCTTTGTTTAATACTTTTAATTTTATTATATGAACAATTAAGATATGATACTGTTGGTTTTAATTTAGGTATAGTAGTTAATTGATTATTAGCACAATCAATCATATTTATATAAGATGCAGTTATTTTTGGTATATCAGTTAATTTATTTTTTTTACAACTAAATTCAGATAACTTACTAAATGTATTATTAGGTACACTGATAGATTTAATTAAATTATTAGAACATTCTAATTGTCTAATATTTTTACCAGATTCAAATTTTAACTCAGTAATTGAATTATTATTAATTTGTAAATGTCTAATATGTGAATTAATAATTATTTGACCTTTTAATTTATTATTTGAAAAATTAATATCAACAACAGTTGATGGAAACTTAGGTAAAGATGTTATTTTATTATTAGAAAGATATAAATTTTCCAATACTATTTGTTCAGGCTTTACTGAAGATGGATCTTGTAAAATTAAATTTTCTATTAAGTTATTATCATAATAAATGCTTGAAATAGTTAGAGGTATATATGCTGATTTTAATTTATTGTTAGACAAATTTAGTATGGTTGCATTTTTTGCTCCATTTACTAAATCATAAATCTTATCGATATCTAAATTATTATCAATATTTAAATTATTATTATTTAATTCAATTTGTTCGGCATTTGTTGGTAGGTTTGAGATTTTTTTAAGTCTGCATTTAGTAACAGATAAAAATTTAATACTAGATCCAAGATTACTAATACTATTTATGTACATATTATCTAGCATAACTGTTTCTAAATTATCAAAACCCTCAAAATCAATATTTTCAATAGTATTACAAATTGAACTATCCAGATGTAATTCTTTTAGTGTTTTTGGTAATTTAAACATTTTTTTAAATTTAATACCACTCAAATTTAATTCTTCTAAAGCAGATCCAAAATCATATTCTGAATCATCAATTTTCACACAATTTTTTTTTAATGTATTTAATTTAATAGTTAATTTTGTTAGATTCTGAAGATTATTAGGAAAATTAAAATATGTTGAATCCAATATTGTTCGATTAAAATTTTCATAAAAATATACACTAACATCAAAAATAGTTTTTTTATCAGCTGAATTTAATAAACATTGTATTTGTTCAGAATTATATAATTTACAATATTCCATAGTTAAACTATCTGAAATCATTTCAAAATTACCAATTATTTCAGTACCATATAATTCTATCTTTTTTGAATGTAAAATAATTAATTCAGTATTTATAATATTAGATGGTTCATTTGTTAGAAGTGGTTCATTTGTTAGAAGTGGTTCATTTGTTAGAACTGGTTCATTTGGTATATTTTCTTTAATAATTATATTACTAATTACTGATGACTTAATTTTTATCGCAGATTTTGTTCGTATACTATAGGGCAAAATAATATTTTTTAATTTTAAATTACTAAGATTTGGTGGTAATAATTCCTTAACAAATATAGATGCAATTGATCTAGAGTGTTTATATTTTTTTTGTTCATCTTTTTCGATTTTATTCCAGCATTCAATACATAAATCATAATTTTTACCAATTAAATTATACCTAAATTCTGGAACTTTATAATTACACTGATCACAAAAATAATCAATATTAGAATTAGAAGTTAAATCCAAATTATTTATACTAGAATATATATTGGGAGGTATATTTGAATAAATTTCACTATCATTTAATGTTTTCAAATTAATATTCTTGTCAAAATCTGTACGACAATATGGACATACATTTGTAGCATTATCACATTCTAACCATTCATTTAAGCATGATTCATGATAATTATGTTTACATATTGTTTGAATAATTATATGTTCTGGTTTATCAGGTTCATAACCAAAATTATCCATACATATTGGACATTTATCAGTTTCTAATTCTGGTGTAAGACTAACATTAATATAATCTGATGAATAATTAAGCAAATAATTTAATTTATCATCATCGTGTATTGAATCAATAAATGCATCATCTGAATCATATTCCGAACCATCATCATAATTATCATCAAACATATCATCACCAATAATATCATCACCAAAAGCATCACCATCATTATTGGAAGCATCACCATCATTATTGGAAGCATCACCATCATTATTGGAAGCATCACCATCATTATTGGAAGCATCACCATCATTATTGGAAGCATCACCATCATTATTGGAAGCATCACCATCATTATTGGA